TTACCCTACATACAGCGCCGGGGCCGCAAAGCGGTGGCGGTTGGACGATCCGAAAGTGATCCGAAAAGAAACGCTGCTGCCCGGAGCCGTTTCAGCAAAAGCCGCCTCGGCCTTAACCAGCGACCACGAGCCGTCATAGCTTGCGATGATCTGTGGTGACGCCGAAACGGGGGTGATGGCACCATCACGGGACACCATCACCGACAGCTCGCTGATATCCCCATCATCACTAGACCAAAGAAAATAGGCGCTTGCGCTGGATGGGACTTCGGCCACCGAAACCGAAGGGGACACTATCGCGCCGCTGGTTGTCTTGAGCATTTGCCACGTCACACCTGACAAACGCCAGGTGACCGATGACGGCGCGCTCAGTTGTAGATAATAGAACGGGTAAATTTCCGCCGAGGAGAAGGCCGCCGAAAACGTCCGCTCTGCTTGGGTTGCCGATAGCGGGTCCGTAAAGGTCGTGGTGTGCAGAACGGTTCCCGTTGACGGGTCTGCCGAGAGTGCGCCCAAAAACCGTACTGTGACGGTTGGATTGCCCGAACCAAACCCGTCCGATGTGCTACAGGTGAGGGTGTAGCCTTGGGGGCTGGCCCCGTTTCCTGCGATCCCCACGAATGCGGTGGTTCCGGTGGCGGTCGCTTCTGCCGTGGTCCCGTCGCTGAGCGATGAGGCGGGGGAATAGGTCGTTCCCGCCGCTGCGGACCAGCCCGATGGCCCTAGGGTCGTTGTTTCGGCGTTGGTCAGATAGGGGATCGACCCGCTCCCCGAATGGGTTAACGCAGTGATCGAAAAGCCGGTCAGCGTTCCCACCAAGTCCCACTGTTGCCCGGCCACCAACGCCCCAGAGGAGAGCGAACTCGCCAACAAAAGGCGCAGATTGGTCAGGGCCAATTGATCGCGGGCTTGCTGATCACGAAACGCACTCAGGTCTGGTGCCCCGCTCAAGTCCTCATAGGCCCCAGAGGTCGCAACCGGCGCAAAGGCGGGCTTGCCGGTGATATCCCCCCAGGTACCCGACGTTGCGACCGGCGCAAAGGTAGGTTTGTCGGTGATATCCGCCCACGCCCCCGAAAAGGCGTAGCTGCTGGCCACCGCCCCGATAGCCTGCGCTAGCTGGGTGTTATCATCCGGGTCTAGGGACAGTCCGGCGGCTTCGATTGCCTGGGCGATTTCTTCTTGGACCCCGTTGCACCAGTTTGCGCTCAGCCGGGTCGCGGGAATGCCGGTGGCGGTGTTTCCGTTGGTGAACCCCGCTTTCCCCGCACCGTGAAGGCTCGGCGCGGCGGTGTCAGTATCAATGCGTTGCATCGGTTAATCTCCGTAAACAAAGCGAACAAGGCTGTGGGCGGGGGCATAGCGCCGCAATGCACATTCCAACGCCTGATTACCCCACGTTCTGAGCGGTTCGTCGCAGCCCCCGGCGTGGCAGTCCATGGTGGTGATGGTGACCGCCGGGGCGTTGACGTCCCATACGTGGTGCCAGGGCGGCGGGTCTAGGGCATCGGTACAGGGGCTTTCGCAGGTGAATTGCCTGTGCTCGGTGATGGTGATCTGGTAGCCCAACGCCGCGGCTAAAGCGGTGAAATAGGCCGCCGATTGGCCCCCGCGTGCGGTCCATCGGGCATGAACGAGCCGCTGTCGGCCAACCACCGTATCGGGTTGCCCGGTACAAGCGTCGGGCAGGCTTAAGGCCCGTTCCCAATCGACCAACATTTCTAACGTTGCGCGTGGGTCGGCCTCTTCAATCAGGCGGTCAGCGCGGCTGTGGGTGGTCGATAGGCCCCGCGCGATGGCGGCCAGCACGGCGGTCAAGATCGCCGCCGGGTCGCGGCTCCAGGCCGCACCGGGGGGCAGCAGGGCTTGTAAGGTCGGTAGATAGTCAATCATCGCCCGCTCCTTAGGGTGGTGAGCGTAAAAGGGGTTCCGGTTTAAGGCTCACGGCTCTAGACCCAGGTGACGGTGCCGAGCACCGGGATTTGACCGAACGCGGTGCTAAAGGCCGTTGTTGGGCTGATCAGCTGATGGTCGGTTTCGCCGACCGCGCCACTGATCGCCTCGCGGATGCGCGACAGCGGGATGGTGGCACCGGGCACGCTTTCGCGGCCCATAAACTCGACCAAGGCAGCCAGGACCGATGCCTTGACCGTGTCACTGCCCGGCGTGACCGAGATCACCAGGTCAAGTGCCAGGGGAACCGGGGCAAAGACAAAGACCTCGCTAGCGGTGACCGGGCGGGCGGCCTCGATGGCGGCGGTGACGGCGGCGACGTCGGCAGCGGTGGGGATCGGATCATCCCGCTGGTCGGTCAAAAAGGTAACGCCAATGGTATGATCGCCCATATAGCCCGGATTGACCCAGGCACGGGTGACGTCCTCGACCTCTAGCGCCCAGGTCACATAGTCAAAGGCCGCCCCGCCGTGGGGGGCTTGGCGGATGCGGGCCAACAGGCGGGCCCTTAGGCTGGGGTCGGTCTCGGCGTCGGCACCGCCGGTGATGCCTTCGGCGGTCAGGGTGGCGCTGGCGCTGATCCCGGCCACAGCAGAGGGAATTTTCAGAACCACGCCGCCCGCCGTGTTGGCCTCGGCCCCTGCCGTCACCGCCTGAACAGGGGCCACAGCGGCAAGGCCGTTGACCACCAAAGCGGCCTCGGTGGTCACGAATTGCACCCCGTCGCTGCGCTGCAAGGGGGTTCCTTGTGGTAGGGTGCCGTTGGTTCCCTCGACCGTTATGATGCCACGGGCCTTGGCCGCGCTTTTGCGGCTGACGCCCCAGACCGCGCCGTGCCGGTCGAGCATTTCAGCCTCGGCGGTGTCGGGCAGGATTTGGCGCGAAACCCAATCAACAAAGCCGTAAAGACCGTGTTCGCCCCCGGCCAGAACGCGGGCCAGGACCGACAGATTAGAGGCCGGTAAACGCGCCTGGGCGGTGCCCAGGTGGGCGTCAAAACCAGCCTCGGCGGCAGAGACAAGATCGCTTAGGGTGGGACGGTTATAGGGCATCAGACGCCTCCGCGCCAAACAAGGTCATAGGTCTCTGCGCTGCCGCTGGGGCGGGTGATGGTCACGATCAGGGCTAACTGGCCCCGGCCTTGCCACTGGGCGGTGACCTCTAGCGCGCTGGCGACACCGGTTTGGATCATCCAGGCCAAGGCATCGCGGGCGTAGCCTTCGGCCCGCCGCGCGGTCACCGCGGTTTGTTTTTCGCGGCTTAGCAGCCATAGCTTGGACCCGCTAAGCCAGGGCTGCCCGGTCGGGGCGGTGGCCGGGGCCACGATATCGCCCCACCACCCCCGGCGGTCGGTCGTTCCATCGGGCAAGGGGTCATCATCGTCTGCCCGGCGGTCGGTGAACAGGCTGACCACCACCGCCGAGCGCAAGCCCGCATCGGTGGCCAAAGATCCGGCAGACAGCGCCCAGTCGGTTTCGAGTGTTTCCTCGTTAAAGACCGTTTGAAGATCCATTTACGGCCCCTCTGGCGGTTTGATTGGCAAGGGCGGATCGGGGACCACCACCGCCCCGTCCTGCCATGTCTGGGTTTGATAGGTGCCGCTGCCTTGGGCCGGGCTGGTCAGGCGGTCGCCATAGCCGTCAACGTCTTTGCTCAGGCTGTGGCGGGCGTGAAGGACGATGTCCTCGGCCTCTAGGCGCAGGGTTTGGCCCGCCGATAGGGTGATGTTCAGCGGGGTGGTGATCTCGATCCCGCTGCGGGTCAGGTGGACCCGCTGACCCAAATCGTCATAGAGTGCGACCTCGCCGTCTTGTAGGCCCCGCAGGCGGTAGAGCCGGTCATTGATGGCGATCACCACCCCGTTCGACCGATCGCCGCCGGTAAAGACGGCAAGTGTTTCGTGGCCCGCCTGCGGAACCGAGGTAAAGCCATAGTCCTGCACCCGTTCCATAGCGTCGCGGACTTCACCGGCAAAGAACTCGCTTTGCACCCGCTGGCAGCCGGGGGCATCGTCAACCATGCGCAGGATGCCGCGCCCGACCAACAGCGCAACCCGGCGCGAGAGCAGACCAAATTGCTGCGCAATCTGCCGCCCGATCATTGCCAGATCTCCGCATCGCCAGAGCCCTTTTTGGCCTTTTCTTTCTCGGCCAAGATGTCCAAAGCGTCGGGCGGAACCAGGGTCAGCGCGGTTAGGCTGCCGCCGCCCTCGGTCAGGTCGAACCGAACGGCAGAGATCAGATAGTCCCCGTCCGCCCCCAGCCAATCGTCATCAAACACCACCGTCTGCCCAGGCCGCCACAGACTGGCCTGGTTGGCAGGGTCGGCAAACCAGCCGCGCAGGGTCAGGCGGAATTGCCGCCCTTTGCCCGCCCGAACGCGGCGTTCCCACTCGGCCCGCTCGCCCATGGTGAGGGTGGAGGTTTGCGTTTCGGGGATGATCACCAGCGGGCGATAGCGGGTCATCTCGGGATCCTGCGCCACGCCGATGGACTGGGCGACGGTGGTCGCGCTGTCAGACCAGACGTCTGCGCCGCCGCCTTCTTTGCTTTGCATGACGGTGATCTGACTAAACCGCTGGCTATGGTCATTGGAACCGCTGGCCTGGGTGATCTGCTGGCCTCGGCGCAGGGTGGCGACCGGGGCCCCAACCATGCCGGTGCCAATGACCAAACCGCCCACCGCATCAGACCAAACCAGCAAACCCCGCTGGCGGGCCAAGCGTTCGATGCTTTCTTGTACGCTGTCGCCTGCGTTGATGGCATAGCGGGCGAACAGGTCGCCGGTGTCCAGGCCCTCTTGCACGGTGACGCCGATCCCATAGGGCTTTGCCAGGGCAGCGACGATGGCCTCTAGCTTTAGGCCTTTCCATTCGGTGACCTGGGCCGAGCAGTCGCACAAATCCCCCGCCGCATCGCGGCCTGAAACGGCGATGGTATGGGCCTGCCCGCTATAGGATGGGGTGACGCTATCAACATAGCCGGTAATCACCCGCTGCCCGGCGATCTCTAGGCGGCAAACCGCACCGGGCGTGATTTCCAGACGTTGGGGCTGTCCATTGGGGCCGACCCAGTGGTCGGTCACTTCTAGCGTAAAGGCGTTGCTGAGTTGGGTCAGCGCTAGGTCAACACCTGCCGCCGTCCAGCCCGAATGGACGGTCCCATCGACCCATAGGGATAGCGTGGGGGACGTCATAGGGTGTTGCTCCCTTTGGCCAGGATCGTTAAGGCCGCACCACCGGGCACCATGCCAGGGTTGCGGATCGCGTTGCGGGTCACGATGTCCGCCCCCTTGCGGGCGTCCCCATAAAGGCGATGGGCCAGAACCAGCGCCGGTATGGTGGCTGGTGGGCTATAGGCAACCAACTGGTCAAGGGTAGCGGCCCGTTGGGTTAGGTCTTGCACCATGGTCGCTTGCAGCCTGCCAAGAGCGACGAACAGGGGATCATCGGCGGTCTGCATCCTCTCTTCGATCAGGGCGCTTAGGGTGTCCCGCGTTTCCAGGGCCTGGTGTGCGCTGTCATAGGTCGTCGCGGCACTGGTGCGGATCAGCGCGCTCAGGGCGGTGTCGGACACCAGGCGGACCAGGGCGGCCCGGTTGGCGGCCATACGGTCGCTGATGGTCATGCCCTGACCGGTGGTCGCGGCCTGGAGTGCCGCCTCGACCTGGGCCGCCGAGGCGGCAGGAACCCAGGGCACGGCAGCGGCCATGGTGCTGGCACGGGCGGGGCAATAGACCGCGCCAGAGGCCGCCGCCGTTGGCACCATGGCGGCAAAGCGGCCAAAGCGAAACAGTGCCCCAAAGCGCGCCAATGCGGATGTGAACAGCGCCCCCAGCGCGGTAAAGACCCCTTTAATACGGGCGACCAGAACCAAGGGCAGACGGGCGAGGGTCGCCAGAGTGGCTGTGATGTCCAGCGCCGCGTCGATGACGTCTTGGACAAACCCCACCACGCCGCCTACCAGGTCCACCACCGCATTGGCAAAGGCCGTTACGACCGCCATCGCATCGGTCAGCAAAGCATTGATGCCGCTGAGGCTAAACGTCGCTGCAAAGCTGGTGGCGGCGGCAGTGTCTAGGCTGTCGGCGGCGGCGTGGCAGGCGTGGGCGGTATCGACCTCGACCCGGTGGGCGGTTTTGATGGCGGCCTCAAAAAAGGCCATATCAACGGTGCAAAGGCCGCCCTCGGCCAGGGTTTCGGTCACCGTCCAAGACCGGCAAGAAACCCTGTGATGTTGGCCCCAAGGATCGACGTACTCACCGGGGCCACCCCGGTCTAGCGCCTCGATCAGGCGGTCCCGGCGGTCAAGGTAATCAGCCCCAAACAAGACCCCTTTGACGGTGATTTCACGGGCTTTGCGGCCTAGGTCTTCGGCGCTGGCCCCATCGCGCTGGGGGTAGACGTGCTCGACCACCCGCCGCCCGCCGGAAAGCGCGCGGTCGCGGACCTCGAACGGCACACCGCGAAAGGACGCGGCCCTAAGATGATCCCGCCAGCCCATCAGTTGATCCCCGCCATAGCCGGACCGACCGAGGCGTTGACCCGCACCCGGTCGCTGCTGCCGCGCGTTTCGATAGAGGTTCCCGAGGGGGGATTGAGGAAACGAACCAAGATTTCAATCTTGCTGATCTGGGTTGCTGCTTGGGCTCCGGCCCCGCTCATCGTCGCCCGATAGGCATCACCGGGCAGGCTGGGCATGGTGGGAGCGCCCTGGGGAGCGCCCTGGGGAGCGCCGTGGGGAGCGCCGTGGGGAGCGCCGTGGGGCGGAGACATCCCGGCAGGCAAGGCCGCTGGGATTTGGGGCAGCGGGGTGGCTTGACGGGGTGGCGCGGGGGCAGGAGCAGATGTTTCAGGGGAAGCGCTTGGTCTTTGCGCTGCGGCGTCTTTGCGCGCCTTGTCGGCGGCCATCAGGGCTTCATCGGCAGCGACTTTAGCCTTGATGGCTTCGGCGGTGGTGTCTTCATCGCCGCCAAGCTTCCAGTTGAAGTAACGGGCCAGCTTGCTGATTGGGGCAGAGACAGCTTCCCACAGCTCCAAAATGCCGCCGACCGCCCATTGCACGGTCTCGGTAATCCCAGACCACAGGTTTACGAAAAACTCAGACACAGGTTGCCAATTGTCCATGAGCCAAATGGCAGCCCAGCCAATCGGACCTAAAAAGGCCAGCATCACGCGGCCATACTTTTGGAAGAACGCGGAAACAGCACCCCAGTTATCAATGATCGCCGCCGCCCCGATGGCGATCACGGCAATAATCGCCCCAACGCCGGTACTCATCATGCTGGCGGACATAACTTTCCAAGCAACCGAGACTAAGGTAAAGGCGGGCGGTAGAATGAACAGCCCTGCTGCAAGGCCAATAATGGCCATTGTTGTGGCGGGGCTTTTGTCCGCAACGTCGGCCAGGAAATTCAGCACCGGCGTGACCGGCTCTAAGACCGCAACCCAGGCCGCAGCCAGGGTCTTGCCAACTGCGACGGTCAGATTATGGGCCGCATTGCTGGCCGCGGCCATCTTTTGGTTGGCTTCCTCCATCCGCTTGGCATAGTCGGCATCGACCGTGCCCGCGGCCTCTAGGGCGGCGGCCTTGATCCGGTAGTATTCGGGCATATTGGCCAGCATCGGGCGCAGGAAGTTTTGAACCTGCATGTCGCCGAACAAGGCCCCCAGGCGCGCCCCGCGTTTGGCCTGATCACTGCCTAACAGCGCGTCGATCTTGCCCAGCATCACTTCCATCGGGTTTTGCCCGTTGGCGATGGCGTCGGCCATCACTTTGGTGACATCGACCCCGCGTTCTTGAAAATTCTTGCGGACTTCGGGGCTGTTAATCTTGGCCATGAAGTTATTCATGTTGTTCGCCGCTTCGGAAGGGTCGCCCGCGCCCTTCATGGCGATTTGCAAGGCCGCCCCCAGCGAGGCGACCGCCTCGTTGCCTTGCAGGCCCATGGCCTTGGCCTGCGCGCCTAGGACAGGGAAATAGGCGGCCATGTCTTTTAGCTCGAACTTGCCCTCTTTACCGGCTTGGGCGAGCTGATCCATCGCTTGGGAAAGGCCCTGTGGGGTGATCCCCAGATGTTCAATCAGCGCCCCGGTTGTTTTAGACAGATCGACGATATCGGCTTGCGTCGCCGTTGCGGTGCGCCCAACGGTGCGGACTGATGCTAGGGCGGTGGTGGGATCCATGCCCCCGGCCACCAGATCCTGAACCGCCCGCCCGAGCGCATCAACTGACTGGTTTGTCTCGTCTGGCACCGAAAGCGCGGTCAGGCTGTGGCCCATTTGGTCCATTGCCTCACGGCTCATATCGCCGGTGATACGGATATCGTTTAGGGTGCTTTCAACGTCTGCGGCCGCAGTAATGGCAGTGCCGATACCGGCCAGCAGTCCCGCCCCTGCGGCGAGCCCGGCCCAGCTGGACTGGAGCTGCTGTGTGGCCCCTTCCAGGCCCCGCATCGAGCGCATGGCCGCGCCCATCGTCGTGTGAAAACCTGCCGAAAGTGCCGCGCCGATGCGCAGCATAAGATCAAGGCTCATGGCTCGGCTCCCTCAGCTAAGGTTTCGGCAAGTGCCTCGCACCACAGGTAGAAATCGGGCAACGGTAGGGCGCGGACTTCGGTTAAGGTCCAGCCGGTATTATGGGATAGGCCGATCACCGCCCGCCGTAGCGAGCGGGCTGTCATCGGGGGACCATCGGCATCTAGGCCTTCCGTTCGGCGGCCTGTAAAAAACCCATCAGGGCGGCTTGCAGGCGCGTGTAGTCGGGCGTTGCGACGTGACGCATGGCCTCAACGGGCATCGCGCAGAGATGGGCTAACAGGCTGACTTCGGCCCGATTGGCCGGAACGCCATCGGTCATGACGTCAAGTTGATCACCGACCGTCGGCATACGGACCGTTAAGGTCGTATAGCTCTGGCCGTCATGATCGAACGGGTAATCAAGGGTGAGTTCTTTTTGTGGCAGCGCGGCCATCGGGGGGCCTCCTTTAAACGGGTTCGGCGGGGGTGCCGGTGAGCTTGATTTTGACCTTGCCGCCATCGCCGCTGGTCACATCCAACGTGTCTTCGATAAAGGCATCGGCCACCATCCAGGACTTGCCGACGTCGGTGCGAAAGACCACCGTTGCCCCGGCAATGGCGCGGATCTCCTCTAGGGGCGTGGAGGCCCCGACCATGATTTCGCATTCCACAGTGGCGGCGGTGGTTTCTTCGGAAAAACCGATAGTGAACATACCGGTGACGGGCTTGCGCTTGGTGCCGCCCAGGTTGATCTTGGCACCGGGCATACTGTCCAACTGCTGACCGTCATAGGTGATGGTTGCACGGCCTAAGTACTTAGCCATCAGGGGGCTCCTTAATGGGTGTTTAAACGCACCTTAAAGACGGAACTGGATCTGTGCCGCCAGCACGCGCAGTTGATTGATGATGTCGGGCGGGATCACGGCATCGACCCGGTTGGGATCGTCGGCATTGCGCTCGACAATCAGGTCGGCTTTGAACTGGTCCAGGTTTTCCACCCAGCCGCGCTGTTCCCACTGACGGGCCAGGGCGATCACCTCGGCTCGGATGATAGACGGGGTAACGATGGCCTGCCCTGACCCAAAGTTGGTGCCATCGTTGGCGAGCTTGTGGCGGGGATATTTTTGCGCGATCCGCGCCCGCAGGGTCCGCCGCAAGACGGCCAGGGTGGCCAGGGTTTCAACATCCAAGTAAGACGGATCGGGCAGGCCCGCAGTGTTAACCTGATAGGTGGTAATGGCGCGTTCGATGGCACAGGTGCCATCGGGGCCGACGGTAAAGGTGCTGATCCCGTCATAGAGCAACAGGTTGCGCTCGGTACGGGTAAAGCGCAGGCCTTCGGCCGGGGCAAGCATTCCTTTCAGCACCAAGGTTTGCAAGGGGCGGGCGGGGTCCATATCCAGATACTTGGTGGCCACTGCGCCATAGATGGTGGCGATCAACCAGGGCGGCGTCGGACTGCCATAGACCCCCAGCAGGCTGATCACTTCGGAGTTCATGCCCGCGCCCAGGGTGGACAGGGCAGAATGGGTGCCCGCCACGCAGCCCCAGACCTGGCCCTCAATCTGCTGCATGGCATCCCAGCGGTCGGCAATGTCCCCGGCCACCGTGGCAAGGTTGGCCGCGTCGCTATAGGGGCAAACGATCTGGTGATACTGGATATCCCCCAGGGCGGCGACGGCCGCAGAGAGGTCCGGGTTGGCGGTCCCGCCGCTCATGCCGGTAATGGCCAGGGCGATCCCTGCCGGGGTGCTTTCGGCGGTGTCGTTCAGCCGCAGGTCAAGATCGTTAAAGACCTCGCCTTTGTGGCGGCAAGTCAGGGTGAGCACCCCGGCGCTTGCGGCGGCGGTAACGATTAGGTCCGGGGCATCATTGATCGCCTCGGCCAAGGCCGCCGCAACCACAGTCCCATCGTCGCCCGCGGCCACCCCGGCCTGCACCCGCACACCACCAATATAAAGCGACAGGGTCCCCGCCTGGGTCACCATGCCGGTGGCGGTGATGGTCCCGGTTGCCACCGCACCTGCGCTGTTGTCGGTCTGGGGCATCACCCACAGGTCACTGTCGGCGTTGGCCTCTTTCCAGGCGGCGACCATGGCGGCAAGCATGGACCCGCGCCCAAACAAGGTGACCGCCTGCTTGGTGCTGGTCACGCGCACCGGTTCCAACGCGGTGGCGGTGCCGCTGTCGAGCATCTGCCCAAACATCAGCGGGCGGGTCGCATCCAGCACGAGCCCTTGCACCGCCTTGGAGTTATCGAACTCCACATAGCTGCCCGGCGTGCGCAAGGAGGCGCTGATTTGGTTAAAGGAAATGGCCACGGTGGGTTACTCCTTTGCGGTTTTTTGCGGGGCGGCTTTTGGGGGGGCGGCTTTTTGCGGGGCGGTAGAGGGGATCACCGATCCGTCGTTTAAGCGGCGTTGCCAATAGAGCGTGCGGGGTTTGGCGGCCCCCTCAGGGGGCAGGGGTTTACCGTTTGCGGGATCGCGCACCACCACGTCGGGGCGGGCCGGTTTCAGGTATAGGGTGGCTTGGCTCATGGGCCGGTCTCCAGTTCGATCAGGTCGGTAACGGGCGGGTCCCAAGTCCCGGCAAAGGTCGCAAAGTCACCAAGCCCGGCGGTCTTATCAAAGGCCTCGGCCAAGGTTTCCCCCTGGGCCAGGGCGGCCTCTAGGCCGTCGGGCAGGGCGGCGATGGTGTAGGCGGTCGCAAATTCAAGGGTTAGGATCGACACGGACCCGCCGTTGGTCTTGGCGTTCGCAAGCGGTTTGCTGCCCACCAGCGCAAAGGGGTCAATCTCTAGGCCAAGGGTTTGATCAACCAACAGGGTCTGAACGTCGCGAGCGATCTGATAACTGCCGACCATGCCCGGTTCTCCATGGCGGGCGTTGGTGTGATTGCGCTTGTTTTGTGCCGCCACCAGGACCGCAAAGCGGGCTTTGACTTTCCACGACGCTTGGCCCATCGGCTGCGCGCTGCTGTCCCCCAGCCAGACGACCCAGGCTCCCGGCAGGCCAGAGACTGCGCGGGCCAAGTCATCTTTGCCGTCAAACTGGTTGTCGTAAGTGGCAACCGTCTTGAGGCGGTAGCCCAGCAGGCCGGTCGCGCTGTGCAGGCGCGCGCAAATGGCGTTTTCAATCGCTCCGATCATCGGATCAATCCCAGCATATAGTCGCGCACCAAGGCGCTGATTTCGGCCTTATCCTCGCTATCGAGCCCCAGGAAAGGCCGTGCAGGCAGGCTGACCGACAGACCGCGCCCGGCCTCACCGCCCAGCTGATGAATGCGGGCATAGACCAGATTGCTGCCGACCGCTGCCGAATGGCCGTCCGCTTCGGGGGTCAGCGACTGGTAAAGGTGGCCCTGATCGCGCAGGATCGAGCCGCCGCGTTTCGTCTGCGCCCAGGCTGTCCCATCGGGTCCGGCTTCGTCCTCGAACCGCCGCTGGGTCGAGGCCAGCAGGGCTTGGGCAATCTCGTCCATCAGGGGGGTTAGCTGCCCGTCGAGGGCGGCCAATCTGCCCAGGCGCTGCTCGATCTGAGCCACCCCTTGGGCGGTGACGACGATCCCAATCATGGAGCCCCCTTAAAACCCGTTCAGTCCCCCGCCCCAAAACTGCCGCCCTGGCCCAATCAGTCGGGGGCTGTCCTGGTCCTGGGCCGCGGGGATCTCGGCGACATCAAGCCCTGCGGTATCCAGCATAAACGTGCCCTTGGAGACTTTTTGCAGGGTGTCGATCCCCTGTTTGTAAGCCTCGGCCACCACCTCGGTTGTCGCGTCGCGGTGCAGGGTGTAGCGGGCGATATCCGCCGCGATCTTGGTGATCACAGGCGGCACCGGCGACAACGGCACTGTGTAGCGTGCCGACACGTAGCCATTGATCAGGGCGTCAGCATCGGTCAGCGCCGCAGCCACCACCGCCTGGTTGATCGCCCCGCCCCCGTCGCGGTCGGTAAGCTGAATCAGCTCAGCTTCGCCAAAGCGGGTGATCAACTCGGTTACGGTGGCATAGCTCATTTCGGCGCGGCCTTTTTGGCTTCTGCCTCGGTGATGATGTCCACCACCAGCAGGGGTTCGGCTTTCAGGGCAGTGATCTGGTCGGCGTT